CTCAAGAATCTTTAGATAAAGCACGAATAGCTACAACATGTGGTTATGTTTTAAAGATGGGAGATTTAGCATACAAGGACAAAGATAAATTTGGTGAACCTTGGTGCAAAAAAGGAGATTGGGTGATCTTTGCAAGATACGCAGGCGCAAGACTACCAATAGAAGGTGGAGAAGTGCGAATACTTAACGACGATGAAGTTCTAGGAACTGTTTCAGATCCAGAATCGATTCTTCATTTAATATAATAACATAGGAAGGAACTATGCCAGAAAAAGAAGAAAAGAAATCATCAGAAGAATTAGTAAACGTTGGCGAAACAGTTGGCGCAGATATTGATTTTGATGATAAAGGAGAACCGGTAAAACAAGAGGAAGTTGTAGAAGAAAAGATTGAGGTAGAAGAAGCACCAGCTTCAGACCCTCAAGATAAAACTTTCGAAAATGAAAGAACAACTAAACTCGATAAAAAAGAAGATAAAGACGAGTTAAAAGAATATAGTGATGGCGTTCAAAAACGTATTGCTAAACTTACTCGTAAAATGCGAGAAGCAGAAAGACAGAGAGAAGAAGCTGTTCAATATGCTCAAGCAGCTAAACAAGATAAGGATAGATTAGAATCTAAACTTTCTACTTTAGATAAATCTTATGTAAAAGAGTTTGAATCAAGAGTTACAACTAATATGGATGCTGCAAGGCAGGCATTAAAAGTAGCTATTGAAGGAGGAGATGTTGATGGTCAAGTTAAAGCTCAAGAACAAATGGCTAGACTTGCACAAGATGCATCTAGATTAGGTGCTTTAAAAACACTTAATGAAGAAGCTCCTAAACAAGAAAAACCTGTTTATCAAGCACCTACACCAAAAAGACAACAAACTGATCCTAAAGCAGAAGCTTGGGCTAAGGAAAATACTTGGTTTGGTACTGATTCAGCTATGACTCATACTGCTTTTGATCTACATAAAACACTTGTAGAACAAGAAGGATATGACCCTCAATCTGATGAATATTATCAAGAAGTGGATTCAAGAATAAGACTTGAATTCCCCCACAAATTTGATAAGATAGATGGTTCAACTACAGAAAGAGCTAAACCAGTTCAAAATGTAGCTTCAGCTAGACGTTCGAGCTCAACAGGACGCAAAAATAAAACTGTGAGACTCTCGCCATCACAGGTAGCAATTGCTAAAAGATTAGGCGTGCCATTAGAAGATTATGCAAAACAATTAAAAATCACGGAAGGAGCATAAAATGAAAAACGAAGATATAAAAACCTCACGTGCGAGTCAAACAAGAGCTAACACAAATGCTAAAAAAGTTTGGACTCCACCCTCATCACTCGATGCACCCGAACCACCTGAAGGGTATAGACACAGATGGATTAGAGCTGAAACTATGGGTTTCCAAGATACGAAAAACGTAGCAGCTTCTTTGAGAGAAGGATACGAATTAGTGAGAGCTGAAGATTATCCAGATCAAGATTTTCCAACTGAAACCACAGGTAAGTATGCGGGAGTTATTGGAGTAGGAGGCTTATTGCTGGCTAAGATACCAGAAGAGATCGCTAAGCAGATAGATGCTTACTACGACAAGCAGACTCAAGACAAAGAGGATGCTATCAACAACGATCTTTTGAAGGACCAGCACCCAAGTATGCCAATCAATCAAGAGAGGCAGACTCGTGTAACTTTTGGTGGTACAAAGAAATAGTCTTATAACAATTTCTAAGTCCAACAAAATATATTAACCAGAACTGGAGGCCGTTTCACGACGGCAGGTTCATAAGTAAAAGGAAAACAAATATGGCTAATACAAATACAGCTGGATTTGGATTAAGACAGAACATGACAGTTGGAAGTACTCCAGCTACAGGTGGTCAGTCTGAATTTTCAGTCCAGTCTTTGAGTACACTACCAAATGCTATGTATAAAGGCGATCCTGTTGGTTACCAAACAACTGCTGGAGCTCACGGAGCTACAGTTGGTTTCATACAAGACATCACATTCAATGCAGCAAACGATGACACCTCTACAGGTGCAGCGTGGACTTCTGCATTAGCACCAATCGTTGGTGTAATGAATGGAGCGTTTTGGGTAGACAACAATACTTCAACACCAACATGGAGCAATTCTGTTCCTGCTGGAACTGTTGCAGGTACTGACTACAATACAGGAACAGCTTATATAACAGCGTTTGTAAACACTAACCCCGATCAAGAATACACAGTAAGATGTTCAGCAGCATTAACTCCTGGGTTCACAGAACAAGGAGCTGCAGAAGCTTACAATTTAATTGATCAACCCGCTAGCGGTCAAATTAACGGACTTTCAGCTGCAACTTTAAGTGCAGGTGCGAACGTTAATAACGGAGCATTATACGTTAACAAATCAGCAGGAGTCCCAGGTCAAACTGAAGACGCTGCAGGTTATGACGTTGTTGTTTCTTTTAATCCTGGCGCGTTCTTATACAACTAATAGAATAAGGAGATAAATAACTATGGCAATATCAAGAGCACAACTAGTTAAAGAACTAGAACCTGGTTTGAATGCTTTATTCGGACTAGAGTATAAATCGTATGCTAACGAGCATGCTGAAATTTTTGACACAGAATCATCTGACAGAGCTTTCGAAGAAGAAGTGATGTTATCTGGTTTTGCAAATGCAGCAGTTAAACCTGAAGGCCAAGGCGTTCAGTTTGATGATGCACAAGAAACTTTCACAGCACGTTACACTAACGAAACAATCGCATTAGCGTTTGCAATCACAGAAGAAGCTATCGAAGATAACTTGTATGACAGACTTGCGTCTAGATATACAAAAGCGTTAGCAAGATCTATGGCAAACACTAAGCAAGTTAAGGCAGCAGCAGTATTGAACAATGGTTTCAATGCATCATTTGCTGGTGGTGATGGAAAAGCATTATTTGCTGACGATCACCCAACTATTGCTGGTTCATTTAAAAATGAATTAGAAACTGGAGCTGATCTTAATGAAACTTCATTAGAACAAGCACTGATCGATATCGGTAAAATGACTGATGAAAGAGGCCTAAAAATTGCGGCTAGAGGAATGAAATTAATTATTCCTTCTGAGCTTCAGTTTACTGCTGACAGACTTATGAAGTCTGAAGGTAGAACAGGTACAGCAGATAACGACATTAACGCGATAAGAAACATGGGGATGATTCCTCAAGGTTACACTGTTAACCACTTCTTAACAAATTCAAAAAAATGGTTCGTTAAAACTGATGTTCCTAATGGTCTAAAACATTTTGTTAGATCACCTATCAAAACTTCTATGGAAGGCGACTTTGATACAGGTAACGTAAGATACAAAGCTAGAGAAAGATATGTTTTTGGATTCTCTGATCCAAGAGGCATATTCGGATCTGACGCTACGTAATAAATAATTAATTAGGGGCCGAACACAATTCGGCCCCTTTTTTTAAATAAGGTGAGAAAATGAGAAAATTCCTAGTAAAAATAAACGCCTATAAATATCACGCAGAATTTGAAGTTTTTGCGGAAGATAATGTTGAATCTATTGAAAATTCAATAGTTGACAAACTAGGAGAAAAAGGTGTAAAGTGGGAATATCTTGGAGAAATGATGGATCCCAAGATAAAACGCATAACCTATGAGGAGGTTAACGATGCAATCACATCTAAACGACCTGTACAAACAAAAGAAAGTACTGGATCTAGAATGGGAGCAGGAGCATCTTAATGAGGGTAAATATACTCTCGATATGGTTAGGATTGACAGAAAAGTCAGAGAAGTAATTAGCCATATTAAATTAGCAGAGGCTAAAAAAGAGCATCTGATAAATAAGGTAGAAGACGCTGCCGCTCAAGTTTCTGTAGCTACTTAATAAACAAAAGCTACAACGCAAAAATTGCACAAATACCGTGGGCTCTCTTGCACTCTACTAAAAAATCATATATAAACAACGTACTATACATTTAACAATTATTAAATGTAGACGCGTATAGTCGACAACCCCTAGGGACTACATTTAAGATATCTAGGAGGATATTAATATGGCAAACACAACCTTTACAGGAAATGTCAGAGAAAACGGTGACGGTCTAAGAGATTCAGTCGCTGGTTCTATGGCAGCAACAGCAAATTTCCACATCGCTAATACTTTAACAGCAGGTGATGGAAGTGTGCAAAAATCAGAAACAGACACTACATCGGTAATTTTACCAAAAGGTGCGGTCGTTTACAAAATTACAATTTGGGACGGTGCAGCAGCAGCTGGTGGAACTATGGATATTGGATATAGTCCTTATGACACTGGTGTTGTAGTAGCAGATCCAAACGGATTTGCATCTGGTCTTGCAGTTGATGCAAAATCAGAAACAGCAGCAGTAGGTGCTGGTGGAACTGCAGGAGCAGCGTTAGGTGGTTTTTCAACTATTGTTAATGGTGTTGAATACGGACCTTCAGTTGTAAATGCTAGTGGTGTAAAAGAACAAGTAATTGTTACTCACACTGCAAATAATTCACAAGCCGGTTCTGCAAGTGGTA